TTGCCGAAGCGGCGTCCAGCCACTAAGACTCGGAAGCGTTCCTGGCAAAAATATACCGTCCCTTGCGGACGTTTTAAAACGATCTCTAGCGTGCCACCTCCCTTCATGCGGCCTCCTTGTCATCAATATCAGGTTGGTCTTCGACGTTCAGTTCGCCGACTTTGATCGAGCGGTTACCGCCGGGGGAACGCTCGGTTTTAATCTCATCGAAACTGCGACCATCGCCTTCAAGTGTTGCCGACCGTCCCGTGAGCCTTTGCCACCTGCATACCGAGAGGTCGACATATTTCGGAAGGATTTCGATGCCGTAGCAGATGCGGCCGGTCAGTTCCGCAGCTATAACGGAGGTCGATGATCCGAGAAAGGGGTCGTAGATCACGTCGCCACGTTCCGTGTGATTTAGAATTGGGCGCCGGGTGAGCTCAATCGGTTTCTGATTTCCGTGACCTGTCGCGGTCTCCTCCTGGTTCTTCCCGCCGAACGGATTTAGATTGGCAACTGGCCAAACCGAGGACTGAGTCCGATCGCCGCGCCATCGAGATCGCGCACCTTTGCGAACGCAGTAATAACAGGGCTCGTGTTGAAAATGGTAGGGACCTCGGCTCAATACCCAATTCGGTTTCGTCCATATAATCTGCGCCCGGATGTCGAACCCAACCTCGACTAGACCTGCCGCTACCGGACCCGAGTGGACTCCGGCATGCCAAACGTAAGCGATGTCGCCTGGGAACAAACGATGCGCTGCGGACCAATCGACGCGGTCGTCATTGGCTATTTTCCCGGTCTGGCATTGTACGCCAAGCCCGGCCTCTTCGCGCCACATCGCGTCGTATTGGACCCCATAGGGAGCATCGCTAATCATGAGTAAAGGCCGGATGCCGCTCAAGAGATGTGCTACATCCTCCGACTTGGTCGAATCCCCGCACAACACACGGTGATCCCCGCATCGCCATACCTCCCCGAGAGCGGTAATCGGACGAGTCGGCGGAGGCAGAACCAAGTCCGCGACGTCGCCGTCAAGATTTGGATCAACCAAAAATTCGTCGATTTCAGGCGGGTCGAACCCTGTAAGTTGCAGGTCAAAATCACTCGCATTGAGTTCGACGATTTCCAATTTGAGAAAATCAAGTTCCCAATCGGTTTCTTCGTTGCTTCGGTTGTCCATGATCCGGTATGCCCGGATCTGTGTAGGCGTCAGATCATCTGCAACATGGACCAGCACCTGATCCATGCCGAGTTCACGGGCCGCCAGCCAGCGGACTCTTCCGACGCAGATCATGCCATCTTTGTCCACCACGATTGGCTGGCGCCAATCATTTTCTTTCAATGAGAGGCCGACCTTATGGATCGCCGCCGGTGGAATCGTTCTCGGGTTCCGATCGTACGGGATAACTCTGTCGATCGGCCACCACTCAGTTCTAAAGTCTTTCATTTGATTTCTTCCTTATCTGCCGGTTCTAGATTCTTCGAGCTCGGCGCGCTCGGATCGTTTCATGTGACAGGCTACGCCACTCTCGCAGCGTGACTCTCAAGCAGCCTCCTTTTCGATCGAGACTATAAAAGCGGGTGCTGAAGCCGGCGAGGTTTCAGGCGGTTGATTCTCCCGCCATCCCGCCCGCGTCTTAAGCCAAAACATTGTGACAGACGGATGCTTGCCTGAAATCGCCATCTGATATGCGGTTTGGGCGACCTTGGCGTTGGCTTCCGGCCCACCGAGTGTCAGTTCCTTCCGTAAATGCTTTCGCAGAGTCTTGACCGAGCGCAAACCGATGATGTTCGCAATCTGTTGCTGCAAAAGCCCATACGCCGCGAGCGACTTGACTAGCTTTCGCTGATCTTCGGTGGGAACAAATTGTAGCCGTGCCATTTCGTCATTTCCTTCAAGAGCCGCCAGCGAGAGCGCTTGGCAGCCCCAACTCCACGATCAGATTACGACCTCATAGCGGAAGAGCCGCAACGGGAGAAATGCGGAAGAAAAACGGCAGAAACGGGAGAAATCGGCAAACAATCCGGATGCCCATGGGAATTTCTCAGTTTTTGAAGACTCGCGGCACCGGAAGTGCATCACTTCGAAGAAAGGTCTCCAGATTTCTCGCGGTGGCTGACGTGTCCAGTAACATTCCATTCAGCCATTCGTAGAACTCAGCTTTGTGGACACCGGAATTTTTCGCCGTATAGATGGCCGCCTTCGTGCGGACGCCGGTTCGTCGCTTGTAGTCCGCAAATAACTCAGCCCTGATCCTCTTAATTTCTGCAAGGGTTCTGGGCAACTCAGCGGTGGGGACTGATTCGCCAAACCGCAGCAGGTACTCGGCCTGCCACGCCACCACGCGATTTTCCATTGCGCGCTGGAACAGTCGAAGCTTGTCTGAGTCTACCCAATAGCGCCCGAACAGCTCCGTGTGAAGGGAATCCCGCTCACGCTTACCACTGAACCAGCGGATCCAACCATTGCGAATGGCCTCGTCAGACACGAGTTGCGGGATGAGCGGCAGCGCCGTCGCGGTTGCGGCATCCGTCATGAGTTCGGTGGCAAACACGTCAAATGCGTCTTGTAGACAACTGCGCCACTCCACCTCGGGCGTGGTCAGCCAACGCGAATGGGCTTTTAGGATTCCCGCTTTGATGCGGGTTTGGCTCGGGGACGAAAGGCGCGTGAGGTAGCTCGCCGCGGGATAATTACGTTCTTCTTTCACAATCGCTCCTTCAGGGCGCGTCCGATGAGTGGCTCAAACCACTTCTCGCAGCCACCCGGCATGATGAGCACGGCCGGTCTGCGGATACCTGACGCTCCCGATCACTAATCGAAGGGCCCTGGGGGAAAACAAGTGGGGTCAATGATCGCTCTGCACCCGCCGGTGTTCCGGCGTTAAGCGCAGCCATTTTTTCACGACGCTGCGGCCCATGGGCGCAATCCCGAACGGATTGCCCTAAGTCAGTTTGTTTCGAAGCGCGAATCTTCAACATTCCAGACCGCGCTGGTCATCGGAGCACTCAGTTAATTAAAGGGACGGAAAGAGAAACGTCGTCTTGTAGGAAAGTCGAATTGATTCCTAGGCTTGGCGTCATTCAGGCCTCCTCAAACTGAGCCCGGCGCGACGATTTCAATTCCGTTCCGCGATGGACGGCGCAAGCTTCTCCATTCTTCTCGTTGCTTACTCCACAGCAGCATTGCCGTCAGCTTCCGCAGCGACGGCTCTGAGATTCGCGACCGCTGCGCCTCTTCCGAACGCAAGAATAGAATCTCCTCCTGAATATCCGGCGCCAGATTCAGAAGGCTGGTCATCTGGGTAACGCGGGACCGCGAAACTTGGCCGATTTGGGCCATCGTTGCATAATTGCTTACCTCGCCGCTCCGAATCAGATCCTCGAACTTCAACGCTAACGCCAGCAACCGCGTGACTCTTGGGACTCGCTCCGACCGCTCCACTACGAGGCGCGACCGGGGTCGGCGTGGTGCTCGTGCGGTTTGCGGGCGATGCCCGTTCCGCTCCTTGGCCAGTTTTTCGTTCGCCCGCCTCCATACCGCCGGCTCAACGATCGGGCCCTGCTCAGCGTCGTAAACTTGGCCCTGGTGCGACACTTGGCCCAGGTATAGAACATTCTTTAGCAGCCGTACTAATGTCGCCTTCGTGAAGGGCCGCCCCACATGTTCTTTGCCCTCCCGAGTTCGCCAGTGCTTCGTGGTCCACCGCCGTGCCCCTAGCTCGACGAGCGTAGTCTCCAGAGATCGATACTTCACATAAACAGCAAAGATCTGTCGGACCTGGTCGGCCTCTTCCGTATTCACCACCAGCTTTCCGCCGCCGTCCGCGATATCGTAGCCCAACACCGGCGTGCCACCCACCCACTTACCCCGGCGCCGTGCCGCCGCCATCTTGTCCCTCGTTCTGTCCCGGATCAGTTGTCTTTCAAATTCTGCGAACGACAGAAGGATATTGAGTGTCAGCCGGCCCAGCGAACTTGTAGTGTTCAGCGGTTGCGTGACTGATACCAGATTCACCTTGTGCCGCTCGAACACCTCCATCAGGCGCGCGAAGTCGAGCAACGAGCGACTGAGCCGGTCGACCTTGTACACGATCACTGCGTCGACTCCGCCACTCTCGATATCGGCCAGCAGCTTGCGCAGCGCCGGCCGATCCAGGTTTGCTCCTGTGAATCCTCCATCGTCATACCGCTCCCCGAGCGCAGTCCACCCCGCGTGAACCTGACTTCGAATGTAGGCCTCGGCCGCTTCCCGTTGAGCCTCCAGCGTGTTGAACTCCTGATTCAGCCCCTCCTCGGTGGATTTCCTTGTATAGATAGCGCAGCGCAGCGGCTTTGACTGCAGCTCTTCCTCGCCCCGTGCGGACTTTCGGTCAACGCCCATGGTGCCGCTCTGCTTGGCCATGCAACCGGAAGAACTCGAATCCATTCCATTGAACCCCGGTCACCTGCCGCGCCACCGCACTGAGTGACTTGTACTCGCGCTCTTGATAACGAAAACCCCGCTCCAACACTTCGACCGCTACGGTCCGGCCCTGAAATTCGCGGTTGAGCCACGTCCCAGGTGCCGGCAGTCGCGAATCTTTGCAGCCGTTCCCTTCAGAGAACTTCTTGAGGAAGGATTGGGGCGCGCGAATTCGTAGGTCGGCTTGTTCGGCCAGCGCCGCGGCGCGCTGGCGGGCCCGCTCCGATAAGTCGCCTTCGGCGTTGGCTTGCAACCGCCACGCGATGCGCCGAACCAGGAACTGTTTGTGGTTCGAGCGCGATTCTTGCCCGAACACTTCCAGGTACTTTACCCGCAACTGACCTACACTTTGGTATCGCAAGCCGTCAATTTCGCGCCACAACGGTGTGTTTTGAGGTCGTTTTGCTTCGCTCATCCCGCTCTCTGTTTCCTCTCTGTGCAATTTCGGCATCGTTGTCGGAGGCCGGTTCTGGCTGACCAGTACACTCCCATGGACGCTCTTCGCCGCGGCGAAAGCAAGGCGCGTGTCGCGGGTTAATGCCTTTTGCGGTTTTTCGCCGAGGAACACAAAGGGGGGCTGGAAGGGCTCTGCCTAAGTCATTGAAAACACGTAGGATCTAACGGTCGAAGAGGGTCTGAGTTGGAGCGTAAAACCGAGGGTACGCTCGTCCTTTTTATAGACGGTAAAAACTCATCCCAAAAACGGTTCTGAGATAGCCAAAATGAACCCTGCCAGGGGACCCGAGCGAAAGGGCCCACCCTGGAGTCAACGTCAGAGAAAGAGGCGAACATCTCGGTCTTACACATCGCCGCGAGAATCGCTCCACGCTTATACATTAAAACCCGAGCGAAAGGCCGGCTTTTGGCGGTTGCCGAACGCCAATCCTGCGTCATATCAAGTTTGAACGCCAGTCGCAGCAGGACCGATCTTCATCGCGGTCTCGCGGGCGGTTTGCGGTCGGTTGCAATTACGCGGGCCCCCGGTTCCGCAATGCCAAGGCGATCGCCTGGCCGATACCTTGGCCTGCGCCAGTGACCAGTTCCACTCGCCCCTCATGGGTTCTGATTGAGGTTTTCTTTTTTCGATTGACCGGATGCGTAATGAAGCTGGCGCGAAAGTTGTCTGAGGTCGGGCAGTTGCTGGAGATCATGAAGTTATCCTTGTTCCGTTGGATGCGTCAACCAAGCTGGTTCCGCTGTCGCCCTTCATCTCCCGGCCTCCCCTATCGTGAAGTTCGTGCTGCGCTCCCATAGTTTAGAACTTAGCGCGTGCAAAGAATCTTAAGGATGGTGCGAACCAGAAGAGTAATCAATGTGAACGATACGACGGAAGCCAAGTACATGCAGGCAAACCATACTAAGCGACGGCGCTGAATACTCATGCTTCCCAACCTTTCACCGGTGTCTTGCCTCGAAAGACCCAATAAGCGAACGCCGAGTAAGCCAGCACCAATGGAGTCACGAAGACCGCGCCACTTAACAGGAAGAC